AGGAAACAACTCGCGAATTGTTCTCTCTGAGAACCAGCATTATAGAGAGTAGGCGTTGCATGAGTAAAATAATGTTTGCTCATTAAATCATAGTTCACTAATGCTTGATTAATATTATGACGATGAATTGCCAAGGAAACTCTCATTAACATATCTTGAGGACGTTCAATAATATCTTTTCCTAACCGATAAAGATAACTTTTTTCAAGAGTCTTGTGGCCGAAGAAATCAAAATCATAATCTTTTGCATAATCAATAGCTGAATCAATCTTTTCTTTATTATTCATGACTAATTCATATAAGTAATCAGCAATGAGTGGTTTCTTATGACCGTTACATTCGTAATCATACATTAATTGAATTTTATCCGAAAAAGTATCAAGTGTATTCTTATGATGATTAGATACAGTGATTCTGGATGCCAGAATCTTGAAATCTGGATCCTTGCTATACATAGCGATAGCGGTCTCCGAAGATAGTTCATCTAATTCGGTTGTCTTGACACCATCATGGAGCTGTTGGATGACTTTCTGAGCAATAATTGTTTCATCAATATTAAGTTTATATTCAAACTCTTCACCCTGGGATAAAGACTTGATCCGATTAAGAATCTTATCAAAGGAGACTTCTTCGTATTCACCTGATCTTTTTTGGACACGCATTCTTTCTTGACTTACTTGATACATTTATATCCATATCAAATTTTTAAGTAAAATCTAATTTAAAAATTGAGATTATTAAATGTATTTCTCTTATTATAAATGAAACTAGGGGTTGAAGCAATTTTTGTCGGTTTGGCAATCTTATTATTAATTTACATGTCTCAAGGTGAGAGAACAAGTAAGGAAAATCCAGAGGCAGAAAGAGTTGTAATCATGCCAGGTTATCACATGCCGAATTATTCAAATCCATATTATAATAGATATCCTCATTATTATCCCCATATATCTCATCATCAGAGACGTCCTTATCCGAGACGTCCTTATCCGAGACATCCTCATAGAAGACAAATTAATATCCCGAGACAAGGTGGTGAAATTAATAAATAATCTTCACTGAAACTTTTAACGTGTAAGTTAATTAATTCTTCAACATTTCGCCAAAATTAAAATAGGCCACTTATATATAAAAATGTCAGACTCTGATGATTATTCATCTAAATTTGAACTTTATGAGGAGGCTTTAAAAGCAGCGAAAAATGATATCAACAAGATCAATGATATATCAAAAACAGATACAGATGTTATCAGAAGAGTTGTTAATGATAATTTAAGATATGATCCTGATGAAGATTTTACTGAAGAGGTAATTGAGGATTTACAAGATAGAATGATTTCAGAATTAATGGAAGAGATTAAGGAGATGAAAAAAAAAGAATCACAAAAAAAAGCATCACAAAAAAAGAAATCCAAGAAACGATCTAAGAAACGATCTAAGAAACGATCTAAGAAATCTAAAAGACATAAGAAATCTAAAAGACATAAGAAACGATAAGTTATGCTCCTTGTTGATCAAATCTATACTAATGAACTTCAATAAATTTCATATTCACTTAAACTTTTAATGAATAGAGTAATTAAATCATGAAGATTGCAATCACGGGTAAAATGTGCTCAGGGAAAACTACCCTATGTAATTATCTTTGTTCTGTTGAACCAAGGTTCCAAATATTTTCATTCGGTAAAAAAGTGAAAGAAGTCGCTACCGATTTATTTGGCATGGATCCTTTAACAAAAGACAGACCTTTATTAACATCGTTGGGTCAAAAGATGAGAGAAATTGATTCAGAAGTCTGGCTAGACTATGGGATTAAGCAATGTCAAGATAAAGAATTTTGTTTAGTTGATGATTTAAGATATCAAAATGAATATGAAGCACTCGTTAAAAATGGATTTAAAATCATTCAACTCAATCTTTCAGATGAATTACAAGAAAAACGAATTAGAGAAGTTTATCCAGACAACTTTGAAGGTCATCTTATAAATAGAACTCATCTCTCTGAACAGAATAAGTTTGATTGGCTAAACGAAGAGCATCCTCATTTAAGTATAGATTCATCAGAAGATATAAATGAAATAAAGAGTATTATCAATTCGTTTATAAAATAATTTATATATCCGATCTATTTATTATGGATTTCAATCATTTAATACCGATTACAAATGTTAAAATTTCTAAAGAAAAATGGCTCAAGACAAAAGTTAAATATGACGAAGAATTAAAGGTTGAAGGTATTTTAGATGAAATGTGCAAAAAAACATATGACTGGATCTTATCTAAGTCTGATTTAGATGTTATCTGTGATTATGATACGTTCAAAGAAGATTTTATTAATTTGTGTTATGATAAATATCTGAAATGAACGCATCCTTCAATGAAATTGGCAGTGAAATGAACAATGATTCCGCATTAGATTTATTTGAATTAAAGTATCTTGAAGAGATATCATTTTTATTTAATGTTCTGAAGGGAATGGATAATTACTTTGGTCTGGATCTCTTTGAAGATAACTATTGTGATTACTTTGATTTTATTCAGAATCATGTTGTGATTCATGAATTTAGTGATGATATCATGTCTGAAGATGAATTACACACAGATTAAAATATTTTATAGATGGATGGATTTGGTCAGATTTTCCGGATGATTGTTGGAAAGAGAAAAGAAAACATCATGCAGTCAGTATATTACAGGTATTATTTAAAAAAATAAAGCAGACAAATGGACTGTTTCTAAAGTTTCTGCGCCCACAGGAGCCTGATAGATCTTATTTTTTACCTTATCTATATTATAATGACAAACTTTAGTAGTTTAGAGAAAGGTTGTCCTGCGGGAATCCCTTTTTCAAAATGTAGAGATTACATGGATCAGATGGATCAGAAGAAAAAGACTAAAAAAACGAAAAGAAAAGGAAAGAAAACGAGGGGTGGACGTAAAAAAACGCGGAGGAGTAAAGTGCTACCTAAGGTCCCACCGAAAGGAGTGGTGATCCGTAAGAAAGGTAAATTATATAGAAGTAATGGCAGAACTCTCAAGCCTCTTTAAAGTCTCTTATAAACAAATAAATATGGCGAATATTTCGCAACTTTACTTTCTGTTAATTGATTCACACCCGTATCATTGTATTCATACCATTTATCTTCTAAATAATTCTTACAGACAGCATAATAATGACCTCCACCTAATGAACCATTATGAATCGCCATGCTTTGTAGAGAATATTGATTACTTTTCTTTGAAGAATAATTAATATTATAATCCTTTAAATTTAAGTTCATTGGATATTTCAAGAATTTATCTATCTTTTGATTTTTCCGATATCTTTTCACTAAAATGAATAAGACATCTGATGTTTTCCATAATCTTGTTTGCTTAAAGGGTCTCACAGAATTTTTACATTCATCGCATTGCCATAGATTATCTTCATCTAATCTTAACTTTTTCATATATTCACTTAAACAACATTCTAAAGAAGATGCCGAATTAGGTATTTCTAATGAGATAACTTGAATTGGATCATGATTAGTCGTATAATATTCACAATCAGTGCAACTGGTAATCGCTAAAAGTTGTGAATAAAAGTTATCAACAATATAAGAATAATCTTTTTCATAAAATCGTGACCACGTTTCATTACTCTTAAGATTGATTTTATCGGCTTCATCTTCAACTTTCTTAGAATAAGTCATTGTAACTTCTCTGGATACACCCTGATGTAATAAATCTAAGAACAAAGTTAAGAATTCATCTATATCATTTTGATTAAAATTACTGAAGTAAAGATCTTTCTCTGAACATATTTTCTGAAATCGTCTTAAGAGATTGATAGGATTATGAACTTCTGATGAATCATTTGACCACATTTTTCTCTGAAACTGAAACCATTCATAAATCAATGAATCTTGATTCGATCTCTTACATTCATTAAAAAATTTTTCATTATTTGGATGAAATGTTGTCAGATGACTTAAGCACTGTAGGGCAGAGTTCATGTAGCATGTATTTCCTAAATTAGCTAACCCTTTATTTCCCGCATGGATAGGTTTTACTTGACTAGTCATTTTAACTTAAATATCTATGATTTTTTTAAATAATAAATATACTTAAAATTATTTTATTGACTAAAATTATAAATGAGTGATACTGTTGATAATGTTTTAGATGCTGTTAACGAATCTGAACCTGCTGATGTTGTTGTCGTTGAGGAAACAACAGAAGCATCTGAGGAAGAGGCTCCGGTTGCAAGCGAAGCAGTAGAAGCGCCCGAGGAAGAATCCGTAGCAAGCGAAGCAGTAGAAGCAGTAGAAGCGCCTGAGGAAGAATCCGTAGCAAGCGAAGCAGCAGAAGCAGTAGAAGCAGTAGAAGCGCCTGAGGAAGAATCCGTAGAGGACGAAGAACCAAATCCACCGAGCGAGGCAGTCGAGCAAGTTGTTTCAGACATCCGTGATATTTTATCAGAAGATCCTGTTGCGACAGAAGAATCATCTGTTTCGGGACTCACAGATGACTTAAAACAACGTATTGCTGAATTAGATTATTTACGCGAATTATATGAAAATTTGTCTAATGGAAATATAGAGAGCAGAAATGATATTGTAAAGATGTGGGATAATAAATCTATAATAATTTCTTCGGATGTAGATTATCAAATCATCCTTAAAAACCTTGAAAACCTTCCGAATATCATTGGAAAAACTCTTCGTAATAAAGAAGTTAATAGATCGGAATTATTTATAAACATAAATAATATTCAAGAAAAAATAGAAATTTTAGAAAAACTAATAAATATAATGCATATATCTATTCGTAGAGTTGATATATATTTAGATAATTTTTAATATAATTTATACTTTAGTTCGAGTAAGCTAAGCCACCCATGCCGGACATGATACGGAGGACATTGTAGTTAACAGCATAAATATTTAATCCACCATCCGTCTGAGTGTCTGAGCTGTTCCCAGCTGTTTGTGCCGGAAAAGTTAATTCCGCGTTATCAATTCTAGAGAAATTACACGTTCCCGAAGGTTGGTGTTCTTCAGGTTTGAGAGCGAATGAATAAACACCAATTGAATCTTTTTGTATTACACCCCCAAAACCCGTGTGGTGTTGCCATAGTTGTGCTCTTGTAAAGTACAATCTATCTCTTTCAGAAAAACGATCATGCCCATTTAATTTAAGTTGATAATTACCAGCAACGAGTTGTCCAGGTGTTGAAGCGCCCGCTATTACAGCGTTAGCACCGACTGTTGGTAATTTAGGTCTTCCTGTGAATATTAATTCTTTAACAGGATGGTTAAAATTGAGACTTTTCTTCGTATTCGTCGCGGATGACTCTGAATCAAATTGTAATTGTTCTATCAAATATTCATGTGAAACTTGTGCAAAACGCCTTCTTTCATCGGTATCAAGATATATATAATCAGCCCACAATTTGAAATTAGTATGAGTATTAGTTATCTGTGCTGGTGTTTCTGCTATATCTGCTGCGGCCCCTAACTTTATTTTAATTTTAACTTCATGATATTGAAGGGCAATCAATGGTAAAGCAAGACCTGGATTACGACAAAACCAAAATTGTAATGGTATAAAACAATCTGATGGTGTAGCAACGCTAGATAAAGTATTATTATCAACACCAAGGTGATTATACGATGTTTTTTGAAATAAAGTACAACCTGAGGTAGGTTCAGCAGCTGTATTTATCGTGATAGCAGCATTCGCTCCTGTAGGGTTAAAATCTGTTAAATCGTTCCAAGTAGTTAACCAATGTCCATAGTGTTTATCAATCTTTTGTCCACCAATTTCTATTTCAACTTCTTTTAAAAGGCAGTGTCCTATATTAGAACCTAAACAGTTTTGTGCTGAACTAGTATCAACAAGAAAGTTACTAGGGTTATATTCTACATACATTCTACCGACTAAATCACCATTTCTTGAAATAGTCGCTGTAACATCATTGCCGAATCCGGCCGTCCCATTCAAAGTCTGCTGAATTGCTTCCATTGAGAAGTTCGTGTGTCTGCGATAGACAACCTTGAAGAAAGTGATCTGCGGGTTACCCGTAAGGTAAATATCCTGAGCGCCATAAGCAACAAGTTGCATTAATCCTCCTCCCATATTTTTATACCTTCATTATAGAAAAAAATTTTGGCGCAATTAAACTAATTAATAATTTTTAATTATTATTTTTTTAAAAGATATCTTAGAAGATAAAGATAAAGATAAAGATTATATAACTTAGTTAGAGTATGCTAAGCCACCCATACCAGACATGATACGGAGGACATTGTAGTTAACTGCATATATTTCAAGCGCTTCTGCCGTCCCGGTTACGTTAAGTTGTGCATTATCGATTCGCGAGAAATTACAAGTTCCAGATGGTTGGTGTTCTTCGGGTTTTAAAGCAAATGAGTATACAGCAATGGTATCAGCAAGTGTTACCCCGCCGAAGCCAGTGTGATGTTGCCAAATTTGAGCACGAGTGAAATATAATCTATCCCTCCCTGCAAAACGGTCATGTCCATTAAGTTTTAATTGATAACTGTGATCAGCATTCAATACAACATTAATTCCTCCTCCAGAACCCGCCGCTGACGACCATGCGCCTGTCCAAATCAGTTCTTTTACGGGGTGATTAAAGTTTAAGTCAATGTTTTTCTCCGCCTCAGATTTAAAATATTGTACTTGTTCAATCAAATATTCATGAGATACTTGAGCAAAACGTCTACGTTCATCCGTATCAAGATAAATGTAATCAGCATATAATTTAGTGGTACCGCTTGTGTCCAGAGCGGCACTAAATGTTATCTTAATTTTAACTTCATGATATTGTAGTGCGATCAAAGGTAATGCAAGACCAGGATTACGGCAAAACCAAAATTGAAGTGGGATAAAAAGAATACCAGGATCACCAGCTGTCTGAGTTACACCTCCAGCGCACGCCATTCTTTGAAACTTGGTTGGATTATTCGAGCCTAAATCCGTACTACAGGCTGCCGAACTACCAGTTGGATTCGGCTCTGTTAATTCAGCCCAAGTATTCAACCAGTGATTGTAGTGTTTATCTATTTGTTGACCTCCTATTTCACACTCAACTTCTGATAAAATGTGGTATCCATAATTATTTTCAGTAACGTTTGCGCCTGGGTCATGTTCAACATACATTCTACCAACTAAATCACCATTGCGCGAAATAGTCGATGTGATAGAGCTGCTCTGAGCGACCGTCCCATTCATAGTCTGCTCAATAGCCTCCATGGAGAAGTTAGTGTGCCGTCTGTAGACAACCTTAAAGAAAGTAATCTGCGGGTTACCCGTGAGGTAAATATCCTGAGCGCCATAAGCTACAAGTTGCATTAATCCTCCTCCCATATTATTTTTATACCCTCCTTTAGAAAAAAATTCTGGCGAAATTAAACTAATTAATTTTTCCGCGAATGATCTTAAATAATATTTTTGTTTATATTATTTTTGAAAAATGATCTTATAAGATAGAGATAAAGATATTTAATTGGCACGCAACTTAGTTAGAGTATGCTAAACCACCCATACCAGACATGATACGAAGGACATTGTAGTTGACGGCGTAGACGATGCATGCTTTCGCGGTAGAGAAGATTAACTGGGCGTTGTCAATACGAGAGAAGTTACAGGTGCCGGAGGGCTGGTGCTCTTCCGGTTTAAGGGCGAAGGAGTAGACGTTGATTTTCTTGGTCAAGCTAGAAGTGCGTCCCTGTTCCGTTACAGAAGCATCACTTGAAACTTTGAATATAGTTATTTTGTCGTTCGCTGCATCGGTGGACGGCATGGTGGCGGTGCCTCCGATTTCGGTTGGAACAGAGATTGTCATTGTGATATTATCGGCATTATTGGCTCCGAAACCAGCGACGGCGCCGTGTGCGGGGGTACCATTCACAACCCGTGACTGAACGAGAACAACTGCAACGAATGTTTTTGCGACTGCCACATCAAGGAATGACAAAAGCAATTCTTGACCAGGTGCAAAATCCGCTATCGCGGGTGTGGCGGCCCCTCTGATATTTAATATACCTGTGGTGGAGACGAAATTAAAGGTGGAGGCTGCGTTGTCGGCGGCGGCATTAGAAATAAGTTGTGCTGTTATACCGGTCGGAACAAACAGTGTAGTATTACCGAATGGACCTACTGCTGTGAGTCCCTTACCGGCGGACGGTAAATTCTGCCTCGGGACAGCAGTGTGGCATTCGTAAGGCTGTCTGATCTGGAAGTATTCGGTTTCCTGTAAAGCAAAGCGATCATGGCCGTTAAGCTTAATGTTAGCCGAGACATAATCATCCCCGACAGCCGTGGTCCAGATTAACTCTTTTACCGGATGGTTGAAATTTAATTTGTGGGTTCCAGACTCGCTCTTATCCTCTTTCTGAAGCTGCTCAATAAGGTATTCGTGAGAAACCTGGGCGAAACGACGGCGTTCATCAGTATCAAGATAGATGTAATCACAATTAATGGCGCATGTGGTATCAGCATCACCACCCCACTTAACCTTTACCTTAACTTCGTGATACTGAAGGGCAATTAAAGGAAGAGCAAGACCCGGATTGCGACAGAACCAGAACTGAAGGGGGACCTGAATAAGACCAACACCGGACGTTCCAGTAGACCCAAGAGAACCGATCATAGATTTAAGCCCAACAGCCTTGGACTCAGGAGTAGATAATTCATTCCAAACATTCATCCATTCCGAATAATGTTTGTCAATCTTCTGACCACCAATTTCAAGTTCAGCCTCAGTAACAATAGTTGTGGAACCATCTGTAACAGTAGACTTCGTCGAAGTAACATACATTCTGTATACTAAATCACCATTACGAGAAATAGTGCAAGTACTAGTCGCACCACTGGAGGCGGCGCCATTTAAAGTCTGCTCAATGGTTTCCATTGAGAAGTTCGTGTGCCGTCTGTAGACAACCTTGAAGAAAGTAATCTGCGGGTTACCCGTAAGGTAAATATCCTGAGCGCCATAAGCTACAAGTTGCATTAATCCTCCTCCCATTATTTTATAACCTAGAATAGAAAAAAATTT